TGATGGAATTGCCAGAATGCAGAGGATCCGCATCGAAAGTTCTTTCTGAGCGCCGCCTTGTACCAAAAAACACAATCAGTGATGTGATTGGACTTTGAGGTGTTGTCAAGCACGAGGCACTCGTAGTTTTCCGTGCACGCGTCCATCACCTGGCAAAACTGATCAAAGGTGGGGAAGACGCCGAAAAAAGCCTTGTATAAATTCTCCCGATTCTGACGGACGTTGTCGCGAAGCACAAAGACATAATCCACGTTCGTCCGAATCATAGGCGTCATGTCCATGCAATACTGAGTAGTCATCATGTAAAATATCTTCCAATGCCGCCCGTTCATGAACAGCTGTCGAATGACGGTGTCGCGCATGAAGCTGCGGTCGTACATGCAGTCGTCCATGAGAAGGAACACGGGGGTGGCTTTTCCGGCCGCCACATTCCGCTTCTGACGCTCGATAATCTTCTCGACTGCATCGCGGTTGTAATCACCGTAAACGAACAAGTCTGGGATAAACTGCTTGTAGTGACCGTTTCCCTCCTCCGTGCCGGACATGGCGATACCGGAAGGGATTCCACGCTTGTGCCATAGGATGTCCGTCACGAGAGTAGACTTGCCGGTTCCACGCTTCCCTATGAATACGCACACCTTGTCATCCGCCATCTTGCTCGGATCGAATTTTTTCAATTGAATATTCATTCCTGCTCTAGGCGACGAGTTTAGAGAGCGTCTTTCGCCGCGCCGCACTCCTGGTGGAAATAAGTTCTTCATATAGAGCAGGAATGTCCGCAGGGGCAGTACAACTTGCAGCCATTGGACAACAAGACGCATATCTCACTGGATCGCCGTCCGTTTCTTACTTCACGGGCGTCTACAGAAGACACACACCATTCACCCTACAGGCATTCACCGTGCCGTTTCAGGGTCAACAGGTGCAATGGGGCTCGCAGGCGGTGTGCAGAATACCTTACAAAGGTGATCTCGTGAGGAGCGTCATGGTGGCTGTCGATCTCCCATCACTCTCACCTTCTTCAACCGAATACATCTGGAGACTGCCCGTACGTCTTCAACGTCCAGTGCCGTACCTATACATCGACGGAAATCTCACAAGCCCAGTCAAAGTCAACGCAGTGGGAGTCGACACATATTCAACCGGAAATTTCCCCCTGTGGCTCGGGCCCTCCGCACTTGCTACAAAGATAAGTTACGATTCAACAAAAACAAAATTCTTTTTTCAAAATTGTTCAAACGTGACGCTCAACACAGCAGACGTGACGACCGTCGGAGTATTCTTCGGACTCGACCCGCATTCATATTCAAGATTTCCAACTTCAAACACAGTCCAGTGGGATGTTTCACCGGGGAGCACCCACGGGAACTACTCCGATCTCTCACTCGCACAGTCGGGGTGGATCCCGGCATCCTCTGCAGCAACCGTGAGCGCCTCTGAAACATACATTGCAAACGTATTCGCACCAGTCACTCTAAACTCAATCGTCCCAAGCCCAAACGGAACATGGGCACAATTCGTGAATCTCAATTTATTTGGACCACGCCTAGGAATCGCATCACTCATCACAGTCACACCCGGTGGATGCTTCAAGTTTGCATTCACGGGGACGTACATGCTCGTAGTCACCCTCAATGTCTCTCTCCCCGTCTCACGCATCGGAGTTGGGTCGCAACTCGCAGACGGTCACCCCGTGGGTGCATGGACGTGGAATGAATTTTCTTATGAAATTCTCGTCATGCCCATGCCACAGACACCCCTCGCCGTCATACCAATCATATGCACAGACACAAACAAAAATTATTTTCTAGATGTTGAAACACAATTCGCCTTGCCCGTGACGATCGGGACCACCGGACAGGGCACGGAGATTTCAATCACAGACGTGAATGAATTTTATAGACTTGGGACGAATCAGACACTCGTCGGTGCCACCGCAAATCTCGCCGTCAACTGGGCGCAGACGGGATTTTTTCAAGATATTAATGTTTTGAAAAATTCAAATACATTTTCTTTTTTCGATACTGGACTGTACCACCTGAAGGGGACGCTCTACACGACCGGTTCAAACATCTTCTCTGTGACTCTGAGCAACGCAGCCGTAGGCCCCATCACGACATGGTCGACGACGCAGACGCGCAGCCCGACCATCAACTTCACACTGCCCGTACAAGTCTGGAATAAAAATGATCAATACAAAATTACAGTACGCACTGACACCCCCGCGACGCTCACGAGCAATTCATTCTTTGCGTCCGAACAATTTGGAATTATTTCGCCACTGTCAGCGTCATTCGAAAACCTGAAACGAAATGGTCTTTTATTTACAGGAAATACACAGGCCCTCATCACGCTCGGGACCGTATGGCCCGTGAATTTCAACCTGACTATGAATGACGCGGGTCTGTCACAGTTCATATCAGTCACAACAAATGGAAATATTCAGTTTTCAAGAATAGGAATTTACAAATTTCTTGTTTATTTTGAAGTACCGGGGTCATACGTGTCGAGCGTGGGCCTGTTTCAGAACACGGCAGACGTCAGACCCGCCACGCCCATCTACCAAACGACCAGTCAGTTGAGCATAGGCACGTTCGGTCCTTACACCATTGAAGTGTGCACACAGTGCACAGACACCTCAAACGTCTTCTTCTTGGACGTGACGACCATAGGAACTGGAACGGCACTCATGTCCGCAAACGCATACGTGACGGTGATGTGTGCAGCCACGCCCCTCCCAAACACCTACAATTATGTAGATTCAGTCGGAACGTACATGATTGAAAAAGCGGAACTCAAGATTGGCGGACAGCTCATACAGACCCTCACGGGCGAGGCGATTGAGATTTACAACGATCTCGCCGTCTCGCAGGAGAATCAGACGGGTCTCACCCTTCTCACGGGCAAGATGGATTTGGCATCGGCAACACAGGATAGAACTTATTATGTAAATTTACCATTCTACTTTTACGGAGCGAACGAACTCTCCGTACCCGTGTGCTCGCTCCAAAGACAGGACATGGAAATCTATGTGACATTCCGGCCATTCATGAGTCTCGTGGCCAGAAACACAGTCGTGACGCAAACAAATGTCACCGCATCCATGATTGTCGAATATGCATACCTGTCAGACCCCGAGGTGAACTGGATGAATAATCACGTGCTCGATTACGTAATCACACAGCTGCAATACGAGACATTCAATCTAGGTCAATCGACCGTCGTCGATCTCGGCTTTACGGGTCCGGTCCGTGAGTTGTTCTTCGTCATTCAGGACAAGGCCGCCACACCCTACGTATATGTCACGGACCTTGGAATCGGGGCGGCGATAACCCTCAACGGTGAGGATCTTCTGGACCCGACCACAACAGACTACCAATTCATGCACATTATACAACCTCTCGAAAAACACACGAGACAACCCGACCGAGCAATCTACATGTATTCTTTTGCACGGAGACCCCAAGATCCCCGCCCATCCGGGTCAATCAACATGAGTAGAATAAAACAAAAGAAATTTCAAATTTTTCTACCCGGCACGACATCACTCGAGACAAAGGAACTCAGGGTCATTGCAGTATCTTACAACGTGCTTCGGGTATCCAACGGTCTCGCGGGGCTAATGTACGACTAAACTTCTGGAGATAGTAGTAGATGGCGGGACGCCAAGTGCTCGCTCAACTCGGAGCGGCCGACATCATCCTATCAGGTGAACCAGATGTTACATATTTTTTAGAACAATACAAACCACAGGGACTCTTTGCGACCCGGGTCATTAACGTGCAGTTTGAAAGTGAACCACAATATGGAACAGATTCAACCGTGACAATGCCAATGAATGGGGATCTCATCACGGCCATGTACGCCCGGTTCGACGTGAATTCACCGCCCGGCACGGCCTACTATGACTCGGCCGGGGCGCTTATGATAGAACGCGCCGAACTATACATTGGAAATCAACTCATCGAAAGACTTTGGGGAGAATTCATTAATATTGTGAATGAGGTGGAAGTTTCACAGGGGCAACAGGCGGGGTTGGCGAACCTGATTGGCGGGACGGCAATCGGCGCCACTAACGCCCCACTCGGGCGATATGTCGTGCCCCTCAGGTTCAAGTGCATCGAACG